GTACAAAAGAATATTGATGTTTATAATAAATTAGTTGAAAATCCAAGTCAATTAAGTGAAATTGAAAATAGTGTTCAACAATCAATAGATTTATTTAAAACAGGTAGTGGTAATGAAAGTGGTTCATTACCACCTAGTACTCCACCAACCGCTAATACGGATGCCGGTATTTTTGAAAGTGCTAAAGCATTTAGTACGGCTAGTATGCAAAATCTTCAATATAGTAATGGTCTACTTACCGGTAATTTTGTTCTTTACTATGAAGGTGAATTATTAACCCAAGATTATCCAGCTAAATTATATATTTTGGGTGGTATGGATAAAATCGAGATTTGTAGTTTTACAATAAAACCAACAACAAATAAAAATGTAGGTTCATTTGTTTCATCACCTAAAGTTATTGAACTTTTAGAGGCCGCTAGAAATGATGAGACGTATAGAATTACTTTTATAGTTAAAGCAAATGCTTTTCCAAATATTAGTTACGCATTCACGAGAGTTCTTTCTCCAATAGATTGTCCCGATGAAGATTTTAAATATCGTCAAATAATTGATGTTGGTACATGGGATTCTATTAAAAATAATATTTGTTGTAATTGTTATAGTGAACCGTATACTGGAACACAAATTATTTGGGACGGAAAACCGTGTTCAAAAAATGGAACAACATGTTAAATTAAGTTTTTTCAAAATAAAAGATATTTATAAATAAAAGATTATGGACACAAAATTAATATTAGACAACTATTTAGGTAAAAATACCAGAAGTACCGAAAAAGATTTGGGGGATGGTTCTAAACAAGTATGTGATTTAGACACAGGTGATTGTTATACTATCAGAATGAAAGATGGTTTAATTGAAAGAGTGGATAACACATTAAACAAAAATAAGAGAATTCAAGTTGAAACTTTAACAGGTGTAAAACAACTATTAAACGGTTAATGACATGAAAAAAATAGACAATCAAATTTTAGAAGAAATTGCTAGATATAATTCAATCAATAGTTATATTGTTGAACAAGACGCTACGTTACCTCCACCACCTGGTGAGGTTGACCCAAACGCCGCTCCGGCACCGGATGCGGGATTAGCACCACCGGCAGACCCAAACGCAGCTCCTCCGGCTCCGGCAGCACCTGCAGGTCCTCAACCTGTTGATGTGGCAAATGACCCGGATGTTGAAAAAGTTGGTGAAGATGAAAAATCAGAATCAAAAACTGAAGAAATGGATATTACTGATTTAGTAAAATCTCAGAAAAAAGTTGAAGAAAAACAAGAAGAATATTTTAATAACCTATTCCAACATTTAGATAATTTAGAAACTAAATTAGGTGAGATGGATGGTATCATGACTAAATTAAATGACTTGGAGGCTAAAGTTGAAAAATACAGAGAAAAAACACCTCAAGAAAGATTAGAATTAAGAACATTAGATTCAGGACCTTTTAATCAAAAATTAAGTCAATTCTTTGATGATAAAGAAGATGACATGCAAAAAACAGGAAAAAACGAATATGTTTTAACACAAGACGAAGTTGAAGATTATTCTCCAAATGAGATTAAAAAAACTTTTAGAAATTTTGAAGATGAAACAAATCCATTTAGACAAGTAAAATAATATAAACGGTCTTCGGACCGTTTTTTTTACAAAACAATTTGACAAACACACGGCTGACACTTATACTTTTATAAACCTTTAAATATTTTAAACACTATGGCGACAAATTCATTAGACGCAGTTTTGGCTCAATACGAGCAATCAAAACAAGGTGGTTCTTCTAACACCTCAAAATTCACACAAGAAGAAAGAATGAAAAAATACTTCGCGGCAATCCTTTCAGATAAGGAAACTCAAGGCCAAAGAAGATTAAGAATCTTACCAACAAAAGATGGTTCTTCACCATTTAAAGAAGTTTGGTATCACGAGATTCAAGTTGACGGAAAATTCCAAAAATTTTATGACCCGGGTAAAAATGACAGTGAGCGTTCACCTTTAAATGAGGTTTACGAAGAACTTCGTTCTACCGGAAAAGAATCTGACAAAGAGTTAGCTAAACAGTACTTATCACGTAAGTTTTATATTGTGAAAGTTATTGATAGAGATAACGAGGAAGATGGTGTTAAATTTTGGAGATTTAAACACAACTACAAAAATGAAGGAATTTTAGATAAAATTATTCCTATTTGGAGAAATAAAGGAGATATTACTGACCCGGTAACAGGTAGAGATATCATTTTAGAATTAACTAAAGCAAAAACTCCAAAAGGTGCTCAGTACACTGTAATTCAAACAGTTATGTATGACGACGCGGCTCCAGTTCACGAGGATAAAGCAACCGCAGATAGTTGGATTAACGATGAGTTATCTTGGGAAGATGTTTATTCTAAAAAACCTGTTGAGTATTTAGAAGCTATCGCAAGAGGAGAAACCCCAAAATGGAATTCTGATAAAGGTGGTTACGATTATGGTAACTCTGATTCTGATGAGATGTCATTTGGTGGTTCTAAACCATCGGCACCGGTTGACCCACAAGCGGATGCTGAAGGAGATGACGATATGCCGTTCTAATCAAATAAAACTTGGACATATAATTTGGGCACTGAGATTACTTGGTGTCCAACTTGTCTAAACAAACTAAAAAATTAAATTAATTAGACATATGGCGATTAAAAAACACGATTTTAAGTCCATTAAGGACAAATTTTCGACATCTGCAAAATACAAACCACAAAGGTTTTTTGATTTAGGACCTGACTTTTTAGATGCGGTTGGTATTCCCGGGCCGGCTATTGGACATTTAAACATGTTCTTAGGTCACTCAGATACCGGTAAAACAACTGCTTTAGTAAAATGTGCTGTTGATGCTCAGAAAAAACAAATATTACCTGTATTCATTATTACCGAACAAAAATGGTCATTTGAACACGCAAAACTTATGGGTTTTGAATGTGAAGAAATGGTTGATGAAGAAACAGGTGAATTAGAGTGGGATGGATTTTACATCTTCAATAATAACTTTGATTATATTGAACAAATTACTGACTACATTAATTCTTTATTAGACGCTCAAGAGAAAGGTGAGTTAGATTATAGTTTACTATTCTTATGGGATTCTGTTGGTTCAGTTCCTTGTAAAATGACTTATGAAGGTAAAGGTGGAAAACAACACAACGCGGCGGCTTTAGCAGATAAAATTGGTATGGGTATTAATCAAAGAATTTCGGGAAGTCGTAAGGCGGATTCTAAATACGAAAACACTTTGGTTATTGTTAACCAACCTTGGGTTGAACTTCCGGATAATCCATTTGGTCAACCTAAAATTAAAGCTAAAGGTGGTGAGGCGATTTGGTTAAACTCTTCATTGGTTTTCCGTTTTGGAAATGAGAAAGGTGCGGGGACAACAAAGATTACCGCAACTAAAGATAAGAGAACTATTAAATTCGCAGTTAGAACTAAAATTTCTGTTATGAAGAACCACATCAATGGATTGGGTTATGAAGACGGAAAAATTATTGTAACACCTCACGGATTTTTAGCAGGTAAAGAAACATCGGAAGAAAAAGCTTCAATCGAGAAGTACAAAAAAGAATACTCAGAATATTGGAAAAACATTATCGGAACAGATGGTGATTTTGATTTGAAAGAGGTAGAAGAAAAAGACTAGTAACGAATACAAACAAAACAAGTGACTAAAACACTATTAGTGGACGGCAATAATTTAGTAAAAATTGGCTTTCACGGAGTAAAAGATTATTATCATAATGGGAAACACATAGGTGCCTTATGGCACTTTGTGAACACCATTAGACGATTCATAGACGAACAAAACTTTGATAAAGTTGTTGTTATGTGGGATGGTGATGATAACTCTTCTGCTCGAAAACTTATTTATCCCCAATACAAAGAACAACGTAGAGACAGAGACAACGAGTATAAGTTAGATTCTTTCACTGAGCAGAAAGAGAGAATCAAACAATACTTGGAGGATTGTTATATAAGACAAATCAACGTAGATAATAATGAAGCGGATGATTTGATAGCTTACTATTGCCAAATCTCGGAAAACGAACAAAAAACCATCTATTCGGGGGATAAAGACCTAACTCAACTTATATCAAATAAGGTATCGGTGTATTATCCAAGAACTAAAGAAACTTATCATTTAGGTAGTAAAATCAAATGTGATTTTTACGAATTTCCACACGAAAATATTAGGACTTATAAAATATTATCAGGGGATAAATCTGACAACATTGATGGTATTTCAGGGTTAGGGGAGAAAACTCTTATCAAGTTTTTTCCTGAGCTACTTGAAAAACCGGTTTCAATTACCGATATTTTAGAAAAGGCTGAAAACCTACTAAAGGAAAACAAAAATAATAAAACACTACAGAACTTATTATCAGGTAAAACAAAAACCGGTATATATGGTGATGAGTTTTTTAAAGTTAATCAGAAAATTATTGATTTATCAAATCCTTTGATAACTGAAGAAGGTAAAGAACTTGTTGAGTTATATTATAGAGAAACCTTAGACCCTGATGGAAGGGGTCATAGAGGTCTTATAAAAATGATGATGGAAGACGGATTCTTCAAATATCTACCTAAAGGGGATGATGCGTGGGTAAATTTTGTTAGACCCTTTATGAAACTAACAAGAAAAGAAAAAAGAAATTATAATAACAATTAATTAAAACTATGAAAGACCAAGAATCGGTAAAATTAGAATTCTTAATGATGGTAAACGATAACATCATTGTACAGAGATTTTTTAACGTGAGAGAGTTTAATAATGAGGGGAAAAACTCGTTAGAACTTTATGAATTACTTCGTGAATTTAAAGACGACATTCAATCACAACTAGCATTGAAAACCGTAACGTATATGACGGACAATATGTACGAAATTATCAACAATCCGGCGATTTTAGAAACGTCATATACTGACGGTCCGGAGTACTTTAACATCTTCATCAAACAAAATGATGTGACAATTTGTCATAGACAGGTGGACGCTAAAGTATACCCTCCAAAGATAAGATATACTGTAGATGTACGCCCACACCTAAAAAACTTATTGATGAACTTGACTGACATTTTTTCATCTAAAAATTTAACAAAAAAATATCTAGAAGTTAACCTAAGTGTGTAGTATTTATTATTACACTAAAAGAAAAAATATATGGCGTCAAACAAAAATTTCGAGTATCTAGGTAGTACCTTTCAGATACAATTATTA